TGCACTTCCGTCTGCGGCAACTGTTAAGCTCATCTTATGAGCAATTCGCTCAAAAGGCTCAACTGGATATTCTAAATAATAATCAGTTAGAATTGCCACACCAGTTTGACGGTTATAGTTGTGGTATTTATAGGTAGCAGGGTTAGTTGGATCTTCTCCTGATAGTTGATATGCATCATAAGATGCAACACCAGCACATCTACCAACAGTGATTCCAGCAGAGATCATTGCATCAACAACATACTCTCCATCATGAGCCAAAGTTCCGTCTGCTTTTACTACACCTTGTTGCTCATCAACAGAAGTATATTTTGGACCTTGGCTTGTTCCTGTTTCTAGTGTCTTTTTAATTAGTAGTCGATATCCAGCAGGCACCATATATCCGTTGCTATCTAAAGCTACGGGTTTTCCTGCTCCAATTACTTTCCAGTCTTGAAAAGTTGGCTCAAATCTCTCTAGAGGGAGATAAGCTGCAGGAAAATTTAATCCAAATCTCATACCTTCTGAGATTTCGAAGTTTGGTGTCCATGGGCTACTTAGATCTTTATTTCCTTTGTGAGTAGCTCTGTAGCCACCTTGTGGAAATTGTCCATTCCAGTAATCACTCATTATAAGTCTCCTTAATCAATTGTTTGTACGCTACCATTTTTTCTTTGAATTCTAGATAACCATCTATCTGCTTCAAATTTTCCATAAGTAGCTACTCTTTTATTATACTCATCATACAGTTTAAATTTCTCTTCTTCAGCATTTTGTTCTGTGCTAGAATTCCCAGCTTTTTCATCTTTATGCTTTAGAGTTGGATCATCTACATCTTCTGTTGGAGCTTTTTCTATTCCATCATCTTGCTGTAGAAAATCTTGAATTTTAAAATTATTTTCAAGATCTTTTAATCCATCCTTCAGCGAATCTAAACTTCTTTTAGCAAGATTTTCGATCTCAGCAACTCTGTCATTGATCTCAAAATTCCCGCTTAACATTTTAGTGTCAACGGTTCTAGTCGCAAGCTCTAATGAAAGATTATCTCGAAGCTCTTTATTTTCTACCGTTAAAGCGTCGATTTCTTCATTTGCTGCTTCTAGCTGTGCTTCTAAAATCTCAATTTCCTGATCCTTCTCCACAAAACTATCCTTGGTTTCTGTCTCAGGAATCTGGATTCCAAACTCTTCAAGTTTGCTTCTTGCATCCTCAAATTGTTTAAGCAGCTCGTCAACCTTTATGTTATCGTTATTATTACATGTTTCTTCTTCATTGTCAAAATTATCAGTCAAGTCTAATTCTAATTTTTTTGCTCTTTTTTCTATTGCAACAAGAATTCTTTCTTTAACAGAATCTGCAGCAGATATTTCTGCCAAAACTTTTTTAGCAGCAACATAATGAGCTTTATCTACTACTGGAAAGAATCCTTTTTTGCCACAATAATTTGTCGCTTTTAATTCTTTTAGCTGATCCTCTGTTAGCGCCTCATCTTCTTTCATGTGCTTCTTCATTAATTCATAAAAATCTTCTGCATTAATTTCTGCTAATTTTTGAGCCTGATCTAATTCTTGTAGCTTTTCAATAACATTTTCTGCTGTTGAATCTTTTCCGAAAATAACAATTGCTAATGCATCTTCTTTTTTAAGTAAAGAATAATATTCTGCAGCTTTTTTAATTATTTTATCAGAATATTTTTCTTCTCTCTCTTCGTTAATTACTGAAAATTCATTGAGTACTTCATCGAAAAAATCATTTTCAATTTCTTCAGAAACTTCTAAACGAAAATTATCAGACATCTTTTTTGCTTTTTTCTTGCACTTCTTTTTGTCTTCTTCTTTTTCTTCTGCTTCTGATTCCTCTTTTTTGTCTTCTTCTTCCTCTTTAGAGTCAGTCTCTTTTTCTTCTTTGTCTTCCTCTTTAACGACTTGTTTTGCATCAACTGCCTCAAAATTTTCTGCACAATACTTATCAATAGCAACATTAATATCTTCGTCTGATATTTCTGTTCCATCTGAACTGATTAATGTAGTAATTTGAGAGATCATTTTCTGTAGCTCTTCTTCGTTTAATTCTCCGACATACTCTCTTACAGTAACTTCTCGAGAGGGCATATCTTCTGTTGCATAACGATAAATTTCTACTTTAATGTCTAGCGCGTCCTTAATTCTGGAATTAATACCTTCTAATTTCATCGCGTTCTCCATCTTTTGAATGTTATCCTTTATATCTATAAAATTAACATCTGTTTCACTTGAAAGTGAAATGATATTGCTGTCACTATATGCAAATAATTGTGCAGCTAAATCATAATGATCAGATATTTTATACATATCTTCATTTTTTTCTAACTTAATTTCTTTTTCAACTCCATCACTTATTATATAAAAATCATGGGCATGCGGATCTGCTGGAGTATTTACGATTGCTAAATGTTCGTACGCCATTGATCCAGGTATTACGACACACACATTGTCGTCATAAATTTGTCCGCGATTATGTTCACACATTCCATCTTTAACCCAGTCTGTTCCGCATATGCTACATACTGCGCTATCCGAGACCATTGCAGTTGATACAGTTAAAAGAGTTCCGTTTAATACTTTTTCTATTGTTTCTGAATCCGTTATTTTTACTGTACCACGAATATGTCCTAAACCTTTATAGTCATCTCTTCTATCATACGTCTGAATAATATGCCGCACAACGGAAGCTATATTTTCTGTTTTATTTTTCTTATCTGTCATATTAAAAAGAGATCTAACGTATTGATCCTCAATTTTATACTGATTAGATGTATCGATATATTCGGCTTGAATCACCCTTCCAACAGGTTGAGTATCATCATCATGACCGATTAATAAAGGTTTTGCATAATCTTTAGTAAAAGTATTAGCTCCAGATTTCATTCTGTTTGGCAAATAGAATCCATAATTACGTGTAACAATTCCAGCATGTGTCATGTCTATTTGTGCGAGAATTGAATGTCCAGATTTTGATGTGCTATCTTTTGTTTTAAAATATTTCCCTTTACTTTTGGAAACATAAATTTGCCCTTGTGTGGCATCCGTAATTTTAATTTTTTTCATAGTATATACTCTCCAATGATATAAGTATATAGGTTTATTATCATTTTGTAAAACTATTCAACGCCATTACCGACTAAAGCTTTTGAATTAGGATGATATGGAGGAACAGAAAAAATATCTAAAGAATTAAGATTTATATATTTAACTTCATCGTCATTGTCTGAATTTTGTATAATCTCAGCTTTTGAAAATCCCTTAAGTTTTAAACCTATGGCTTTTCCATAATTAAAAGCTCGAATTCTTTCGGTATTATCAATAAAATCTCCTCTGTATTTTATCTTATCAATTACATTAGATATTTCTTCTCCTATTTCTTTTTTGCTTTTTCCTTCATCTGTCATTTTTGTTATTGCATTTTGAACTTTACCGTTAATATCTTTTATATACTTCTCAACATACTGATTTAATGTATCCTTCACCTCTTGAAGTCCAAGTGGAACAAGATAGCTTGATGTGTCATCTAAGCCAGAATATTTTATTCCTTTTTCATATTCTATTTCAACTATTTTTGTATATTTATCTAAAATTGTTTTTTTACCTAAAGAAATAATTGTATTAATCCAGTATCTATCAATTTCTTCATTAACTATATGCTTTTTAATATCATGCTTCAACATCCGAGTGACATTATTAATATATTTATCTATCATATATGCATCTAATCTTGATTTTTGTGGCCCAGTCTTTTTTCCATGTTGATTCGTTGGTTGATTTGAATTTTTAGCTGATTTTGCCGCCTTATCTGTTTTTGATTTTTCAATAGACATCTGTGCCATTCTTTTCATTTCAACCCGTTCGTTGAACATTAAGCTTTCTTGAGCCTTTGTTATTGGCTCATATCCTGCAATCTTCCTTGTTTCATTTATATCAATGATATTACCATTATATAAAACTTGTGCATTTGTGTTTTTCTTTAATTGCTCTTCAGTGTCTATTTCTTTAAATTTAAAATCTACAATATTTTCTGCGGCCAAAACATCAAAACGAAATGTTGACTCGATTAATAATTCTTTTATCACTTCCTTATTAATTGTCTCTTCTATAATGTTTTGGAGGTCTTTTACTGAGTCTACCATCCCTCTTGATAAACTATCTGCTGTAGCTCTATTGGCTGTATTTCCTTCCCCAATGTCTACTCCTGAAATACCTAATCCAGATAGAACTCTATTTTTAAAATAGTCTAAATACTCTCTTACTTTTAATGCTTTTCCTTCTGCTCCAATAAACTTTATTTCATGTCTTTCTGGAGTAACGATACCTCCTTCTGCTGGCATATCATAAATTTGATTTCTAACATAATCAACTTCGGAGACCAAGCTTCCATCAGGTAATCTGATATCGCTAGCAGGTCGAGATTCGGTTCCAACTTTATATTGAAAAATAGGGAATAATGTTTGATATATAAGTAATTCAACATTTTCCTCTATTCTTCTTAACGCTCGAATGTCTTCTTTTACTGGCACAATTTGTGGCGTTCCAAAAGAAAAACCAGATTTTTTATATGCATGAAAATGAATAACGTCTTTTGGAGAGAAATCACGATATCTACCATCTGGCATTTTTTGTCTATATTTTACAATTTTACCTTGTTTATTCTTTTTTATTTCTACATTTTCCGCACCCATTCCAAAGTAAGCAGCTACTGGTTGTATTCCAGCAATAGTTCTTCCTCCAGATGCAGCTTGTTTTCTTACCTTTACCCAGAAATAATTAGCTCTTGATATTAACGCATAGCCTGTGTCTCGTAGCAGCGATCTCCAACTTATACCTGAAACATGTTCAATTTGTTGAATTCTTTTTTTTATATAGTTAATAGTTTGTGTGTTCTTTCCGCCAAATTCTTCGCCCTCTTTAAACATTAATGCTGTTTTCTTTTGGAAAGACTGTCTAACATAGGATTCTACATCCTCTATTACTCCTATCTCCGTTAAGTTGTATTCTGATGGAGCAAACATTTCTCTTCTACCATAATCAAAAGTTGGTTTTAAAACATTTACTTTTTTCCCATTCTTTTCAACGATAGCTAAAGTCGCACTTTTTGCATCATTATATTTGTTATCAAATGTTATAATTTTATCTGCTTTCTTTATCATTTTTTGGTCCTGAATTAATTTGCCCATTTTTCTATTTTAGATGTTGTTTCTTTTGTTGGATAACTCATTTTGCTACACTCTTTAATTACAACTGCTTGAACAGGTACTTCTACACCTAGGTCAGGTACGAATGCAACTATTTTTTTGTCTGTGATATCTCCAATATTCTTCATTATTCCTTGACTATTTAACTTTTTTATCTCGTCAGTATCGCTTAATTGTTTTATTAAGACGCCATTTTTATCTGTACCATTTTTTAAAGAACTAGCATTCTTTGAATAACCAATACTATTTCCTGATCCGTCTATACTCGTTGTTTTTTTCGTTAATAGATTTTCTGAATCATTTTCACTATTCCCATATATTTTTAAGGTAGAATCTGGCGGTGTAACCAATAAAAACTTATTTCCTGTTGAATCATTTGCTTCATAAATATTATTATAATTACCTTGTTTACCAGAAGATGATCTTGCCATTAAATAATTACCTATAATTGCAGAAGGATCTCCATCAGTATTCCCGCTTCCTCTATTTTTGCATAACTTACCTTTTTCGGCTAGTTTAATTAATGTAGAAACCAGACTAATTAATCTAATCGTTTTTTGAATTTCATATAGTCCATTTATCATTCCCTCGCTTGTTGATGCTCTTCCGAGTATCAGTCTCATAAGTTCTTCACTGATCATGGTTAGAGTATCATTTACCATCCGTTTTCCATTTAGAATTTTTACGCGCAATTCCTGTAAGCCATCACTAAAAGATGTTCTAAATTGTTGTAAAGCGTCTTTTGCTTTACCGGGTACTGCTGTTGCTTTTCTTGCAGAACTCTTATATGGATCTTGGGACTTTTTAATCATCTTTTCAATATTATTTGATCCTTTATCTCCATATTCGCTTTTGTATTTTGTCGTTAGTTTTCTTATATCACTTTTGATTTTTCTTAATTCTTGATCTATGGTTAAATATCTATTTCCTCCCATATTCATTAGATGAGTTACATCTATTCCATTTTTCTTTTGTTCTCCTGTTTCTGAGTCAGTTTCGAGTCTTATGCCACCAAGGATTCTTGGAGGAGGAGAGTCTCCACCTCTCTCTTCTCTAGCTTCTTTTAAATATGCCTCTCTTTCTTTTAGTTGCTCCAGTTCTCGTCTCATCGCCCCTTCTTTTCTGCGATGCTCTATTATATTTCTTACTTCCATTTTATCTATGGCTTTATTAATATCCAGTTTTGCTAATTGAGTATCTAATGCATTTAAAACACAATCTACTGGCTGCATTATCGCTTGCATATATTGATCTAAAACACCATTTAGTCCACTTAACATTGGAGTGAAAAATGGCCCAATAAACATCATGAATGCACCTTCTAGATTTAATGATACACCTAAATCTTTTAGCATCATCGCATTTAATAATGCAATTATTGCAACCAAATCGGGGATACATTGAGCTCCAAGAAAATCAAGCAGACTACATAGGTCATTTTCAATATCCGTATTAGAGAATAGATGATTAATAGAATCGATTAATTCTTTATATCTTTTTGCCATCTCTGTTAATGGGTTCAAAACTTTAAGATCTACCTCTATATCATTTAAGTCCCCTAGTCTTAGGGCACAAGGAATACAATCTTCCGATATCACATTTCTGTATCTGCCTTTTTTATTATTTGATTGCGTAATGCCTTGTTCTGCCGAATTTACTCTCATTTCTTCTTTTAATGATAGTGAGCTTTGGGGTATAGTACTTTTATTGCTTGTATTATTTTCTGTATTTATTTTTTCTTTTACTGGATTTGATATCGTTTTTTGAACCCCTTTCGAACCACTGTTTTCTATGAAATTAGATCCGATTGCTTCCGCTGAAGTTATCTCTCTATTCTTTAGTCCCGCAAAAATTGGCTTCAAATCTGATTGAGCTTCATCATAGATTGACTGAGAAATCGTATAGTTTCCTTTTATATTATCAATATCTTTATAGCTAGAAATAGAATTAATATCTGATTCCGGTCGTTCCATTTCATCTATATTCATATTAGAGTATGAATCCAATGAATCAATTCCTGATCTGGTATCACCTTTTAATCCGTTAACTTGATCTGCCATCAATGGATAGAGAGCTGTTTCGTCATTTTTTACTATTGTTCCACAATATTGTTTATATGCCAAAATTATTGTCTGACATGACTGCTTTAATGACAGCATGTCTTGAGACGTAATAGAAACTGCTATTTCTTTTTCCATTATTAATCCTTAAATTCCCACATCTGATTGCGCAGTAGTAGTAGCCAGTTGCGCTTCAATACTTATCCCGTCTCCTAGTGGAGCTAATGAAGGACCTGTTGCTTGTTGTAGTCCATCCCATTGTTCAGAGTTTGTATCTTGATGAACAATTGGCTTAGTCGGACTAAAACCAGAAGTATAAGGAGGACTTGTTGGTGGACTTGTTGGAGATCCGGGCCCGCCAGATATATGCGTGTGCGCTGCTATTCCTGCTTGTATCTTTGCTAATTCTGTAGATATTTTTGTTTCTAATTCAGTTATACGTTGATTAATTTGCATTAAATCTTGTAGATAATCTAGCTTATGTGCAAAATCTCTTTTAAGAAACATATGATAAATATTTCGATATAGCTTCATCCAACGTTGAGCTGTTGCTATTTTACTTGTAACTATATTTGCACTAAGCGACACTTTCTAATCTCCCATTATTTTCTATGGATAAATGAGAAATATATCTATCTATTTTTTCTTGAAAACGAACAGTCTGTTCATACATATCATATGTAATGGCACCTGATGCATATCCGAATAACTCCGCTTCAGCTGCAGCAAGAGCTTCATTTTTTGTCAGATTAGGATCATATTCGAGCACAATGTGTTTGCATTTTTTATTTATATATTTTAGTATCTTTTCAAATTTATTCTCTAAATCGCTAAGAGTATTTTTAAGATTTTCCACTTTTTCTTTATTCGTTTTTGGAATAAAAATATCATTATCGGCAATAACATCACTTGTTGAAGCTACTGTTTTTGGTGGTTCATAATTAAAATTACCAACAGCATTAATCTGAGCATTATCTTTTTCTGGTAGTGGTTTTGTTATCCTAGGAAAAATTACTCGTATTTTTACATCAAAATATTCAGAAATCAAAATTATCCCCCTATTGTATTGGCTTCTGCAGATAGATAAAGTGAAACTCCATCAATTGTCTGTACCCTTGTTCCCGGAGCAATGCCGACTTGAATCCAGAATGGCTTATATGATAAATCTGCTGCTTGATTTGTTCCTATTGTTTCAAAATTAACTTTATTTCCAGATTCAACTGCCAGCCATTCACTCTCTGTTGGTTGTTCATCTTGAATTATAATTTTATAATTAATGAAAGCTTCTGGATAATTTATATCTCCTACCCTAACCATCTTTGGTGGTGTTGCACTTAATTCAACATTTGTAAAAAATAGACTTTGATCATCATTTTTAAGATATAATTTTTCCTCAACAACTTGACCGTCTGTTCCATTATGTGTCGTTTGAATCGGACTGGTGCCTGCTCCATTCTTTGAAATTTCAATAAATTCGCTGTTATCCTCATTATATTTGTATATAAAAAGTGCCATATAATCTCCTATAAAAAAAAAGAGAGTGCGAGAAAAGGGAGGGGAAACTCGCACCCTCCGAGATAGTATAACTATCTCTAAAAATTTGATCTTCTTGTTCTTACTCCACCTCGCCTCATAAAAGAGCTTCTTTTATCTCTTCGACGTGGAACTTTATAGTCATCATTATTAAAATCTTCTGGACTATTCATTATTCTGCCTTGTCTATTTATCGTGTGATTTGCTGCTGGCAATTGTTCAATTAATGACAATCCATAATCTGTTCTAATTGCAGGAGCCTGTGGGGAGAGGTTCTGATTCCTATTCTGACTTTCAGAAATTGTTGAATCAACTTTTTCATTTAAGCCTTCACCTATTCTACCGCTAAAACTTATATCTGTCGAATAATTTCTGTTTGCCAATTCTGATAGTTCCATTTGAAAAGCAAGTAATGCCAGCATCAATGCGTCTAAATCATGATCTCCATTCACTGCCTCGTATACAGGCATTCCTGAAGCACTGACTTTTACAATATTATATCCACCAAGTTGCTCTGCAAGAACTTCATCCGTTTCTGGAAATTTAATAACTCCTTGTTCAAATCTTCTTACCGCATTTTCTACGATATACGGTTTCATTCGTTTTTTTATTGGTTCTCCAGTCACTGGATCATATATTTCTACAGTTGAAGATGAATTTATTCCTACAACATTTTTCAAATTTTCGTCAGTTCTTGAGTGAGCATGAGTATCTCTCATTGCATCTAATCCAAATTGTTTGATTATCTCAATTTGAGTTGATCCATATCCTTCGTCAACATAGATAAAAGATGCCTGCCATAATCTATTTATGTTAATTAATTCTTGAATTGCAGCAGTTTGAGTCCATCCTGCTTTTTGAACTGTTCTTTTATCTACTACTTTAAAGATTTGTTTACTAGGATCCCATCCTACAACACATATTTTTGTTCCATTTTCAGTATCATTCCAGTCTATACCGATAGAGTATGTCCATCCTTTTTGAGGAGTCATATCCTCATATATATACTCATCTTTCGCTGCCATAATATATTTATGCTGGAATACACCTGTTGCGGCCTCTCCGAATTCTGCCATAATTTCATGCTGCCAACCTATTTCTGTTTTATAGAAATTTCGTAATTCAGCTTCCATCTTCGGACCCCAAGCTGGGTTCGCAGTTGATGCATAATAGAACTCTTTGAAGCTCATATTTTCCATACAGAAAGAATAAAAATATTCTCTTTTTCCTGATGGAGTTGAAGAAGCTAAGATTCTAACGCCTGAGTGTTCCATCATCAAAGCGATAACAGATTCAATATCTTCTGGAGAAAGATAATCCATTTCATCTAGAATTATAAAATCTGCCTTCTGTCCACGAACGGCTTCTGCACCTTTTGCTCCAGATGAAAATCCCAGTACTTTTGCACCGTTATGTAATTCTATTACATGATATGGTGTTGATACATCTCTTTTGATTTCGTTTTGTAATCCTGGATTTCTTTCAAGTAGCTGCCTTATTCTATTAAATATAAGTTTTACTTGCGATAAATACGGAGTTAATACCAGGACTGTTGAAAAACCATCCACATACATTTTCGCATCTTCATCCCATCTTTGCACTTTTGGAGAGTTGGTAAAAAGATAATGTAAAATAGCAATAACCATTGCTTCAGATTTACCTAGACGTCGCCCTAATCTCAGCACTTTTCTTTTACTGGAACATCTAAGAATTAATGATTGATATTGCTCTCCCGTTTTAGATACTCTTGGTTTCCAATTTAGATAATAATCTGCCCAAGAGATTGGATCATATAATGTTTGAGCTAATTCTATTTCATCTTTAGAAAGATTTGCTGTTACTTTTTTATAATTTGGAATAAAGTTATCATTTTTAGGCATACCTGCACAATCAATGATAAAATCACCTTTTTTATGTGTAGGCTTACCCGTTAATTCTGATATAGGACCATCAGTTAGTGCCCTTCGTTTTTTCTTACAATTTACACAGTATTCGTGTAGATCACAGCTCATTTTTTCTCCCTTTTATTCTGAGCCTAATTCCAAGGACGATCCGAAGACCATGAAGTCGGTCTTCTTCTGCTCCGTTGTCTTGCATCCCAAAGTTGTTTTTTTATTTTTGATTCTGCAATTCTTAGTTCTGTCCTTCTAACATCATTTGCCGTATTATATTTTAGTTTCTGAGATAGCATAGCTTGATTATATTTTAATCTTTCTTGTGGAGTCATTCTTTTTCTTGTGTTCGGTATTCCAGGAATACCATTCACGGAATTATTGGAATTAAGCATACTAAAAAGTCCACCTCCAACTCCTCCACCAAGTAAAGCCCCTCCAATTTTTCCCCCAGTTATATTTTTACCGTATTTTACAGCTAATGCATTTCCTCCATGATGGCCAAGAACTCCTAATGCTCCAATTCCAAAGCCAGTAGAAAATGACATATCTCCTGGAGCAGCTTTCGCTGCTAATCCACCACCTATGCCTGCAGCAAAAGTTTTTCCTGCTAATGCAGCATATGGGTGAGCTCCATTAAAATTACTCATAGATTTTCTTATGGTATTTGTAGTGGTTTTTCCTGAAAGATATTCACCTGTTGCACTAGCTGCTTCTTTGAGATCTTTTCCTAAGAGGCTCATTGATTTTCTGATTGCATCTAGTCTACTCATTTTATCTTCCTTATTCTTCTTATTCTTGGTTTTGGTTTATTCGTTTTTGCTAATTGTTTAAATTTTCTTGCCCAATATTTTTCTTTTTTTTCTTTGTGTAGTTTATTGTGACAATTATAACACAATGTAATGCCATTGTTTATCTCATATATTTTTGAAGGATATTTATATTTAGATATTATATGGTGCGCCTGTAATGATCCTCCTGTTTTCCCGCATAACTGGCAAGTATAACGATCTCTTTTAAAAATTTTCAATCTCCAATTTATATATCTTTTTTTAGTATAAATTGTTTTATCTGAAATTTGTTTTCTAATTCTTGCTCTTGTTTTTGCATCCATTTTTAATTATGCATATACCCAGCTTCTTGCCCCAGCATTGTTGTCGGTCTACTTTGACCTAGCATTTGTAAACTACGCTGCATTGCTTGCATTGTTCGTTTATTTTGTGTGATATATCGTTTTCCATACTTTTTAGTTCGATAATCATCTCTTGCACTATCAATCATCTCTCCGATAAAACGTCCTGGATTTGTCTCTGTTGCATACATTGCTGCTGACGTTGCTAGTCCTGCCGCTAATCCTGCAGCTGCACCAACAGCTGTTCCTACTGGTCCTCCACCTATTGTTCCTGCAACCATTCCTCCCACTACTGCTTCTGTTATTCCAAAAACAGCAGTATCTGTAGCTATATCTGCAGTATTTTTAATAGTCTCTTCTGCCATATAGCTTTCAAATGGAACATTATTGGATCCATTATACATTGCTGTAGACAATCCTGTGGTTATTGCCATTCCACCTATATATGGATTTGTAAGCATTTTCTTGCCTGCACCAAAAGTAGCTTTACCCACCATATAAGATGTTTCCGCTGCAGCTTTTCCTATTGCATTTCCAGACTTAGCTCCTGCTTTAAGTAATTTAAGTAGCATACTCATGAATTAATCGCCCCAGCCTAGTCCCCAAGGATTAAAGAAATCAAGAGCCGCTGCACCACCCATGCCAGCCCCCATTCCCGTTCCGATCATTCCTGCTTTCTGTAGATTGCTTGCTTGTTTAAATTGTGAATTCATTAAACTTCCTGCACCTTTTAGGCTAGATAGACTGTCAGCCTTAAACATAGACGACATTCCTTCTCCTGCTTTTACAGCACCAGCATATAATTCCATTGCTGTTGGGTTTGCTTTAAGTGTACTCTTTAAAGCATTGAATGCATGTGTCATAAAGCTCATTTTAATCCTCCGATATATCTATTATAGACATTTTGTCTATTTTTGCTTTCAGATCTGCTGCGGCAGTACTCGCAGATTCAATTGTTTTTTCTTTCATTGCCGCCATCTGTTTATAGCGTTCTCTTCTTGTTCCTACTAATGATTCTAACAGATTCTTGCGCCATCGCCAAGCTCTCTCTATCATATTATATGCTGGATGTTCCTGTATCTGCTCTATTGGTTGATCATCATTATTAAAACCAACAACATTCTTGATAAAGCCATCTGGACTCTCTCCGTCATCGTCTTTGCCCAGCGTCATGAAAGCTCTCATTTCCATAATATGTGTAGCGGCCAGCATTGTCATTGTTGTTACTTCAGACATACTATCAGGATGGACTTCAAATTCATCAATATATCTTTTCGTGTATGTGTCCATCAGCATTTCCTCAATTGGACATTGCTTTCCTATTGGCATCTTACCCATCTTGGCTAGGGGACACTGCATTTTAAATGGACATTTTTCTCCATAACACTTAATTGGAATGCTAGATCGAAGCCCGGTGCTAAGTCTTCTCATTCCATTTTTAAGAGATATAAGTTCTTCTTTTGTTAAATTTAATCCTTCTGGTAGGTAGTTTTCTACTTTTGCTTCTAATCCACCTGAGTAAAACTTATGAGAAACAAGACCTTTGTAATCTTCTATTATAGGAACTAAATCAATTCTTTGTTCTATTTCTTCTACAGTTTTATACTGTTCATCATTTATTTCTTGCACAATATTCTTCCCTTTTTATTGTTACATGAACCGCCGCTTACGCGCGGCCTAAATTTTTTATAAGTTATTTCGACAACTTTACTGAAATATGCACTAAAGATTGTCGAAATTTTTAAGGTACTTTCCTTAAAGTAGACCCAGTTTATTCCCTAAACGATTCGTTTCTATTTCTCTGGCCTTATCATACGTTTTTCTGGCTCTTTTAACTTCTGCTGCCCTATCCGTTCCATAAGCTTCTAGCCTTATTTTATCTACTAACGTATTGATTTTTTTGAAATGTTGATCAGACATGTTAGCGCGGGAGGCTTTATCAACTAGTGAACTCATCATGGCATCCACAGCATTTAAGTCCGTTTTTGGGTCCATAATCCCTTTTGCCATCTTTCGTAAGAATGTGGAAGCATCTCCTGCTCTGGAATTCATTCTCCCGAATTCTCCCATCTTATCACCGTAATGACCAGCAATATCCATTGCTTGCCCTAGATATTGATGAATCGCATTGATTGCTCTGTTAGCTTTTAATAGCATTATCACTCCATTATCTATATTTTTTCATTCCATTAGTGGTAGTAAAGATATATTAACATGGTGCAATTAGAGGGTCAATCATCTGGCCCGAGGTCTTCCTTAAGTATTTTTCAATGAATGGAAAAGAACTTGTTGTTCTTCTCTTGGTCTATAGGAATTAAAGAAGGTTGAGGTAGAGAGGTAAATAAGATAAGTAAAGTGTTTATTTAATCACTATAGGTAGAGAAGAGAGTAGTGGTTCAGACGTCTATATTTTAGTTTCTGGCGCGTTTAGGGGTCTAACATAGGTTATCTATAAGGGGTGGAACAGAGAGACCTTATATCCAGTAAAAAGTGAGAAAATATTTTGCGGCGCGAAGCGCCTTATTGGGGGCGATTTTAGGGTGAAAAAAAATTGAGATTTTTTCAAAAAGGCGTTTTTAGAAAAAGAGAAAGAAGAGGTACCCCCTCTAATATGAGGGTAAAAAATGAGAAAATCGTGGATTGGGACCAGGAGAGAAAAAAGAGGAAATGATTATAGTATCTCATCCATTCGAGGTACCGGGTCATTCGATTACAAAGGAGGAAACTATGGATAATGAAAAAGCAAGACTAATGAGAGAAGTCAAGATTGCTATTTGTGTAGAAAAAGAAAGAGAGAAGATGAAAGATTATGTTAATTATAAGCTTCCATCTAAATCTCTTATTGAGGATTTATCTGATGCTTTTCCTAGATTATCTTGGATTGCATTTCATTTATTCTTTGGATTAGGAGTTCTATTAATTCTTGATTATCTTACTCATTAAAATTCGAAACGTCGCATAGATATGTGCGGCGTCCATGCTCTTGAGCAAGGCATGCTGACGAGATAGCTCAAACACTAACCTTGAGACAACAATAACGTTGTCTCTTTTTTTTCATAGGAGTTTTTTATGAAAACCTTGTCTTCTTCTCTTTCTCTCTCTCTTTCTTCTAACAACGAAACTGTCAACAAAGGAGGAACTATGACAGCATCTAACTCTCTTCTCTCTTCTAACACATGTAGACATTGTGGTAAGCCTACTGAAGCTGGTAAGGCTATTTGTTCTGCTTGTGCTTCTGAATTCAAGTCATTCACTGTTCGTGATGGCAAAGTGGTTGGGGTAAAGAATACATGTAAGAATTGTTTATCACCTATTAAGGCTGATAAGATTCTTTGTCCTACCTGTGCTAAAGAAACTTTTGAGCCTAAAGAATGTCCAGTATGTGGTCGCGTTCATAAGCAGTCAGGTGATCTTTGTTTCTATTGTTATACTCTAATGGAAGTAGAAGGGTATGACTATGAGTGTAAAGAGGATATTGAATCTGCTAAACATAATCCTCATTTTCTTCGAAGAATTCGTCGTGCTCATTTTATTAATAAAGCATATGGTCCACGTTACGTGTCTAGACCGCATATGATGGAAACTGAGCGAGACTATTCTTCTATTGCTTTTCTTGAGAATCTATATGGTAGACAAATGGAAGAAGTTTTAGATAGAAGAGAAATCGAAATGCTTCTTCTTAAAGAAGAGGAATATGAGATTGATTTTAATGATCTTCCTATGTATATGCCTAAAGCTAAAGGTGTAACTAAGGATACTATTAAATTTATCCAGGCTATGGATGAGGATACTCTTGAGCTTAATAATCTCAATGAGGATTCTGAAGATATTTCCAATAGAAAAGATCATCGATTCTATTCTCGTGAGCAAAGAGATACTAATTTATCTTTTTATATTAGAAAAGTTAATGAAGCTAAGTCTAATAAAGAGATTGAAGCTGTTATTGATACCGTTAAATTTGGTATTGAGTCTAGTATTGTTGCTTTTGAAGTAGAAGAAGATGGGGAAGTTAAAGAGATTTCTGCGCCAATCTTCTTTCCTACTGGTAAAACATCTGCTTTCTTCGAGGCTGTTGTCGCAAGAAAGAATTTAGCTAGACAAAAGGCTTTTGATTATGCAATGAAGCTACTAGAAGAAGCCAATACTCTTTCCGCATTAGGTCTTCTGGCAAAACAAGTCTTTAAAATGCAGGAAGCTAGAGTTGAGACTTTTACTGTTAAAGACGAGAATGGCGAAGAAAAGCAAGTTACTGCATCAGTATTATTCCCTAAAGGAATGTCTAAAGTATTTTGGGATGCTTATAGACAAAAGAAAGCTGATGTAGCTAAGCAATGTCAGCCTGTTATCGATGAATACAAAAAGAAGATTCAAGATGCTCTAGTTTCTGGGCGAGTTAAGTGGTTAAAGAAAGAGATATATTCTGAAGATATTTCTTATGATGATAAGAAAGCATTGTGGGAATTGTGTGATAAAAGAGCTACTGAATTACCTTCATCTATTTCTAGTGAGCCTGAGACTTATATAGATGAGTTAAAGAAGGCTATTTAATTAACTGGCTCCGTTTGAGTCGCTCCGACCCGCACATCATCTTGATTCTTCTTCTTTCTTTCTACATAGTCAGAGAGGGGGTGAGCGAGAGTTGTTGCGGGTGGATTGTTTATATAAGGAGATTGGCATGA